AGGGTGGCGGAGCAGCTCAACCCGATGCTAATCTTCCAAGTCCAGCAGCAGTTGGGAAAGCAGTCGTAGATGATCGCACTGAGATTCCTGCAGGTCAACAAACTATTGGTTACATTCAACCCACTAGTGGTCAGGAAAATGTTAAACCAAGTGGATCGAATAGTAGTATAACTACCACTGAACCAGTTGCCGAAGGTGACTTGGAACTTATATAATAAATACTCAATATGAAGACAAAGTATAATCAATAATGTCATTCAACCTCTTCGGTCCTACTACTATCTGTGATATCAAGGTCGGGTATATTTCGACTGATAGAGGATACGTTGAAGGTATTAATAGATATGAAGCGAATAAGTATGCTCAGTTAAATCCTGGCACTCAGTTTATTTTTAAGAATAGAGATTTAATTAGATATCTTAATATTAATGAGGTAAACAGACTCACTGAGGATGATCTTCTTCCAAAGACCATACCTACAAGTGGGTGTGACGATAGTAGTAAAAATAAATTTGGATTAGATATTTACAATCCAGATGGATCCTTAAAACCAGATGCCACTGGAACTCCAGGAATTCCTAGAGTTTACATTAATGGTGGTGGTGGAGTTGGTGCGGTTGCTAATCCAATTATTGGTAATGATGGATCACTTCTTGCGATAGATTTAATAGATGGTGGATATGGATATAGATTTGCACCTCAAGTAAATATTGTTGACCTAGATGGTGTAGGTGCTGGTGCTGTTGCTATTGCCAGCCTCTGTCCTCCTAGTAAGGTAGGAACATTACAAACATTTGAAAGTGAAGATGACTTTGAAGAATATGATTTTTCACGTTGTGCTCCNGANATCGCANACTTTGGTAGAAGATTTGGTGCTGATGGTGAGGATATAGGAGAGTGGGATCCNTATCTCTATGCATCTTTAAAGATTGATCCAATTAGAGGAGAAATTGATGCTTACCAAAAGTTTTTAAGTTCTTTAAGAAATGGTTGGTGGAATACAAGAAAAGCAACACCAGTAAGAATAATTGGCAACGATAAGAAAAACACATCTAAATTTGATGTACAGCATTGGAAATGGGGTGGTTCAAGAGAAGTAAATAAAATTTCTAATAAAAAAGAAAACTTTAAAGAGGTAGAGTTCAGGGTCTTCACTCAGGGTGGAGGTAAGGCAGACAAAGGATTAATGTTCACTTTTATCGAGAAAAATGGTGATCATAAATTTAAAATTAAAGCAGATAGTTTTAAAGAAAGAAAAAAAAATAAAGTAAAAATAAAAATATCACCAAACTCAGTTTATACTGTTAGAGCATCAGGAGAATTTAAGGGCGAAGGTGTTGAACAAGGATTACTGAAAAATTTTGGTGCCGAGGCAAAAGAACTCGATAAAAAATTTACAGATGGAAGTAAAATTTTCGCAGACTTTACGGCATCTACTAATGATAATGATGACCTACAAATAGAAGCAACGCAAGGTAAATTTAAAACTGATAACAAAAGACAACTAAATGGACATACCACTTATGATTTAACCTATCAACTTGAAGACTCTAGTCAATTTAGAGTAGATACAAAAGTTGTAAAAAAAATTGATGATAGTTTTATGAATTCATATGCTGTCTCTCCAGTACCACCTTCAAATGTGCCTGGCAGTGATTTCGCAGGAATTCAGTATTCATTTGTGTATGAAGAAAATTTTCCTTATGATGGTGAGTACATTTTCAAGGCAATGGCAGATAATGTCGGTGAAGTTTATCTAGATAATGAATCATTATTTCAATTAAGAGGATTTCAAGGGGCCCCTAAAACCGTCAAGAAAAATGTTAAAGCGGGTGTCCATAAAATAAGATGTGATGTAACGAATAGACAGCGGTTTGAAAAGATAGAACCACCTCCACAACTATCTCCACAACCATCTGCTCCTACAGTCTCTCCGGTGGGAGCAGGAGAGTTGCTTATCGATTATCGTGGAATGTCTCCTGGTTCAGGTTTGAAACGTAAATCAAACACTCTTGTTGGGATTGATGATAATATTGGAAATGGGTTTGATACAAATGCAACCTTTGATATTAAATCTTCCACTGTAAATGCAAGATTCTCAGAAAATGGTAAAAAACTTTTATATGATGGTAGTGGCACAATCACTATTGAGATGACCTATGATGATTCGGGGAGCATATCTGGTCTGGCAATCACCGACATTGAAGTTGGCGGCACGGTGTGGGAGAGAAAATTTGACACTGTCCTCTCAGATGAAGAAGAGAATGAACCAAGAACACTGGAAAAAAGGTACAGACAAAATGGCAGCGTAAAAAAAACTATTAAAGTTACAGGTCCAAAAACATCTTCACAATCATCTGGAACTAAACCGGAAAGACCATCAGGAAAATCAACGACATCCACNGGAGATAAACCNGAAGTTGTATTCAACACTCTTGATTANATTAATAAGGCAGATAGAAAATTATGGAGAATAAACCCAAATGCTGGTAGAGACTCTAATTTTATAAACAGATATGGTGTTCTACCTTTCGATCCTACTGCAGTAGAGAGAGAAGAAGTTAAGGTCGAAGTACCTCAACCAAAACCAGCAGCATCAATTGTAAAAGATGGAAGTGAATTATTTCTTAAGGTAACTGGTGGTGGTAGAATAAAAGTTGACTTTAAATTAAAAGTCGATGACAGTCTTTCTATTTCAGGAGTATTTGCTAAGGAGATTATAATTAAAACAGATGATAATGATTTAAAACTTCAAAGAGATATTAGAGAGTTATTTGATGATGATGGTGATGGTGGAAATTATTCTGGTAGTAGTAAAGAAACTATTACAGGTTCTGGCACCTTTACTGGTGGTAAAACTTATCCCATTAAAGTAATTGGTAGTAGTCCAACGACTGGATTTAAACCCATTGATAAGACTACAGTTGGATTTGACGATAACATTGTTAATGGATATGATCAAAACGGATTACTTAATATTACAAATATTAGAATATTAGAGGAGTTAGAACCAAGATATGTTACTAAACAAAATGCAGTTGGTAAAGTTGTCAGTAGATATCCTAAAAAACCAAATGCTTCAACTGACTCATATGCTGGTATTCACATTATAAGATGGGAGAGTATTGATTTTCCTGTTGATGGAAACTATACCATATCTACTATGGTTGATGATAATGCTAAAATATACATCGGTAATCGCGATGGTATTGGAAGAAAGGCAATAGGTAATGGACTTAGAAATGTAGGAAGGGGTGGTGATGAAGTTGTCATCGAAAAAACAGGATTTACTCAGGGTAGTAGCACTGGTAGAAGTATAGATACTCGATTCTTTAAAAAAGGTAAGTATAGAATTCGTGTTGAACTTGAGCAGATCCCAGGAAAACCTCTTGCCGAAGGAAATCCTATGGCAGTTGCTATTCAAATTAAATCTCCAACTCCCGAAATTCAAAAAGTTTTATCGCAAAAAAGTTGGAATCAAAATCCAATGGGTGTTGCCCTGACAATTGATCCTCCTCTTCCACCAATTCCTCAAGAACCAGTCCCTAAAGCACCAGGCAGATGTCCTAATAATCCCATTTGGTCCAGTAGATTTTCTGATGGAGACAAAAAGTGGTGGCCTGTCACGCATTCTGCACCAAATGGGACTAAAACTTGGTCTAAATTTATGAATCGTTTTGCGATATCTCCAGTTCCACCACTCTCTACAAAAGGATCTGCTTATGGTGGTATTATTTTTACTAATTCATGGAACGTAGAAATTCCATATGATGGTTTCTATGGAATGAAGGGAACCGTTGATAATGGTGGTAGAGTATTAATTGACGGAAAAATTATTCTTCAAGGTGGATATTTTTCTGAGTCTTCATTCAGTGGTAGTAGAAAAACTTTAGAACGTTTTGGATCTGAAAAACCACAAACAGTTAAGTTCCCTTTGACTAAAGGAAATCACACAGTAACTGTTGAGGTTGAAAACAGACCACAAACAAAACAAAAAAGAATTAAAAAAACTATATTTAACACCGCAGACTGGGTGGTCGAGCAAATTCCTCCTCCTGCTGCTGTAGTCACTCCTGTAGTTAAACAGTGTGAAACTTTAATAGTTTATAAGGGTCTGCATCCTAGAAATAAAAAAATAAAAGTTTCTAGTGATAAAAAAAGAATAGATTTTTCTGATGCTGACGGTAAATTTAATGACTCAAGTTTTACAATAAAATCTGGTGATGCTGTGTTTTCTAATGATGGCAAAAAGTTGATTGGAAAAAAAGCAACACTTGAATTCAAATATGATGATAATCCATTTACTGATGGTGAAGCAATAAATTCTATCTCTATTGGGAAAATATCATGGAATAAAAAACAAAATCCTGGATCTCTATATAAAACTGCTAAAGAAGCATATGATGCTGGTGACATTAGCGGACTCTCAGATTTTTCAAAGACTATAATTGTGGGTCCTTCATGGAAATTTTTTCCAGAGAATCTTCAAGCACCTGGACTTTACGAAAAGTCGGAAGGTGTATTTGATAGGGTAAGTGAAGGAGGTACTTCATATTGGCAAGTTGACAAAGATGATGATGAGCAAGGAACTGTTCCTTTGGGGAGACCTAATGTTGTACGTTCAGGTAAAGAAACAAACGTAGTTGATATATGTGCAGAGTCAGGAAAAGTTCCTGAAACTTCTAATCAACCTAATCAACCTAATCAACCTAAACGAATAAAAAAAGGAAAAAAAATAATTGATGGAGTAACTTACACTGGACCTAAATTAACATCATATCGTCCAGGAACTTTGGGTCCATTTTTAACACCCATGTTTATAGATGAACAAGACTATTTGGCAAACTTTAATGGCACTACCTGGACCATGAAGTGGACCAACGTTGATTTTCCTGTCAGTGGAAGATATAGAATTAGATCTGAGGCGGATGATATACTCAGTGTAAAAATTGATGGTACATTTATATCAGAGGCAAGATTCCGTGATAAAGTAAAGGAAATCAATTTTAGTGCGAGTGAAGGTAGTAGAACAATTGAGATGGAACTTACCAATAGGGATCTTCAAAGAGGTTTTGCCTCAAATCCTACTGTTTTTAGTGCTATTATAGATATTGATGATAAAATTCTTATACCAGCAGATAGACCATGGACAGTTAATCCTATAGGAATTTCTGCTATATTAATTCCACCACCATGTCCACTTGAGACAAAAGGACTTGGAAAAGTTTGTGATATCGTACCACTAGATCCTGGAAATGGTTATGTTGCTCCTCCTGGACCTGGTTACCCTGCAGTTCTTGAAATTATAAAACTTATCCCAACGAATCCAGGCATCAATTATGGTCCAAATGATGCCGTATGTATCATCAAGGAAGATGGAACGAAGGTGTGTTTCCCGCCTAATTTAGATACTTTTGGCGTTAATCTACCTATTGATGTTCTCACCCCTAGCTCTCCTGGAGGACCTCCTCCTCTTGGTATTTCTATAACAAATTATCCAAACATCTTCCAATCATCACCCACAGGTGTAAATGCAAGATTTAGACCAGTCATTAGAGTTCGTAGAGACCCTCTTGATGTTGATCCAGATCAAATTCTGCAGGTCACAGACCTTGTTGGACTTAAGAGAACTGGATATGTTGATGGTCGTGAATACTTTGGCGCTGTATTCTACAAAAATGGTGTTCGTCTCGCTGGATATTATGAAACCCCTGGACAACTCATACAGGTCTATGATACACTACAAGAGAGCATCGACGGTGTGGTCACCACAAGACCTTCCGCAATCCTCAGACAGGGTACTGACATAAGTAGTAACGATCCTAGACTTAATATCCCAGGAACACCAGATAGTATAACATAATATGGCCAGTCATTTAAATTCAGGATCTGATCCTAAGGGGGCAGACAATAGAGGCACCGCAAACACTAATTATACTGGTCAACGTATTGGTAATGATCATGGTAATATAAAGTTTGGTCACATCCACAAGGATGGGGCTACAACTTCTGGTGTTCTTCTTGAGACAACAGACGGACTTCATCATGTGACTCTTGAAAAAGCAGGGGAGAGAAAAGGTCATACTATTATGAACTCTCCTGGTGACACTGTAATTAAGGCAGGCGAGAAAAACGTAGAAAGTCAAACAACTATCTACATTGAGGCAGTTAATGGTGACATTGTTTTGAATGCCAGAAATGGTAAGATTAGAATGAATGCCAAGGATATTGATCTTACTGCTTCAGGAGAGGGCGGTAATAAGGGTAATGTGACTGTCACTGCAACCGAGAACATTAAAATGGAATCTAAAAAATTCCTTATTAATGCCTCAAATTTTTATAAATTAGTAACTCCCGGTTATGCAGAAATATGTGCTAACTCTGGGATGACTATCTATTCATCCCTAATTAGAGGTGTGACTGATGCAGTTGCACTTAAAGACTCCAAAGTTGGTGGTCAAAAAATTCAAAAAGAATGTAGTGAAGTTTAACAATGTCATTTAACTTAGACGACGGCAATTTTGGTGGACAAGTAAAAGTAGGAACTGGAATCGTTCCTGCGATTAAAGAGGGTGCCAATAAAATTAATGGTTCAATGTATGCTGAAGGACCTGTTGTTTTTGGAAATCAGACTACATTTAACAATCAAGATGGCACCCTGATGGTCGCCAGAAATACTAATAACGATAAAGATTGTAAAGTTCCTAAAGATGATAAGGCACTATTTGTCAGAGGTGATGTACGCTTTGAAACAAATGGAAAAAATGAATATGGTCTACATGTAGAAGGTGATACACGTATTAATACTGACGGACGAACAGATAATGCACTTTACGTTAGTGGAGGTAAACCCGATGCACTTTATGTTGATGGTGATGTGTTTGTCACGGGTTCAATCGATTGTTTGTCAAAGGGAAGGTTAGAAGCACGACACGTTGTTGCAGATGGTAAACCAAAACCATTCGATATTCCTCATCCCTCTAGAGATAACTATCGTCTCCGCTACGCATGTATTGAGGGACCTGAGGTTGGTGTCTATATTCGTGGTCGTGTAAAGAATCAAGAGGTGATTGTTCTTCCTAGTTACTGGAAAAATTTAGTATATGAAGAGAGTATTACAGTTCAACTTCAACCTATCGGTGCTCATCAAGATATTATAATCAAGCGTTGGGATGATGAGAAGATCTACCTTCAATCCAGAGGTGGGATGCCGATCAGCTGCTTCTATCATGTCTATGCAGAACGTAAGGACATTAACCCTCTGATTGTTGAGTATCAAGGTCAGGAGTGTTTTGATTACCCAGATCCTAACTATAAACCAGGTGTTGAGAATCCAGTTTATAATGACCCTAAATTTGCTGGACCGCCAAATACGATTACTAAGTGAAGAAGTTAATTTATATTGAGGAGAATTTTATATCTCCTAGTGAATCTCAAGAATTAATAGAACTTTCTAAATCAAATAAAGAAGAACTTCCTTACGGTAATGAGAGTAGAGGTGGAAACACATATCTCACAACTCTTGATGGAATTTATTTTGAGAAAGAAAAAAATAGCGTAGTTGATAGAGTAACAAACCTCTGTAAAACTTTTGATGATAGGGTGATTATAGATTATGCGGCTGTAGTGAGATGGCCTATTGGTACATTTATGAAACCACATATTGACCCACACAGACCTGGTCAGGATCCTGACTTGTTCGCAGCAGTTCTTTACTTAAATGATGATTATACCGGCGGTCACACTGGATTTGAAGAATGTGAGGTGAAACCAGAGACAGGAAAGTTGCTTGTTTTTTCTAATTCAGTTTATAAACATCATGTCACTAAGATTGAGGGAACTGAAAGATTTGCTCTTAATATATGGTATAACAAAAAATGAAAAAATTACTTTATATTGAAGAGGAGTTTTTAAACTCTACTTTATGTAAACCATTCATTGATCTTCATCTTGACCAAAATGATACTTTTTTAGAAGCAGTAACACATTCAAATTCTAAAGAAAGTTTGAGTTATGGTCCTGATATACCAGAACCTGACGGTGATTATGGTGCAATTTATCTTGGTGGAGATGTAAAACCCGTTGACATTAAATTATCAAAGGATGAATTATTTGCTAATGTTATCGCAAATGTGACTAAAATCTGCAAGTCCTTTCATAAGGATATACAGTTGGATTATTGTGGTCTTATACGATGGCCTGTTGGTACATTTATGAAACCTCATTATGATAAGTCTGAAATGTATAGTCCTAATGTACTCGCAGCATTTCTTTATCTAAATGATGATTACGTTGGAGGACACACACAATTTGATAATATTGATGGAAGTGTGTGGTATAATGTTAAACCAAAAGCAGGCAAGTTATTAATTTTTTCTAATAGAGAGTATCTACATCACGTAAGTAAGGTTGAGTCTGGAACTAGATACGTTTTATCCTTCTGGTTTAATGCCAACGTATCGTCATAAAGAAACCAATGAAAGATTTGTTGTATCATTCTGGTATAAATGTTTGACATCACCCACCAAATGACCTATATTACGTAAGTAAGTAAAGACACTCTATGCAATTTGATATTCCTCATCCAACAAAAGAAAATAAAAGACTTCTTCATGGGTACTTGGTGGGACCAGAATTAGGTGTTTATATTCGTGGACGTTTAACTGAACATACTATTATTGAATTGCCTGATTATTGGACAGGTTTAGTTGACCCAGAAACAATTACAGTTCATTTGACACAAATTGGATCAACTCAGGATTTGATGGTTGATAAAATTGTGTGGGGTAGAACCATCCACGTTAGGTCTGGGACTGCATCTAGGATTGACTGCTACTTTATTGTCAATGCCATGCGTAAGGACATTCCTCCATTAGAAATTGAACAAGACGCTTGACACAGGGTCCTGACTGCGCTATAATACGTAGGTAAGCAAAGACACCCCATGCAAGACGACTACCTCACACGCTGCGTTGTAGACCCTGTTAAGCGTAAGTTCTACCTGTACTCTGAGCAAGGCGATGAGAAGGTTCTTGACTGCGAAACCGTAGACCAGTTCATGAGTGTATTGGAATTGTGCCGTGCCGTGCTTGGCGAAGACATACTTGCGTATGCTAATCCTCTGTGAGGAAAAATGACCTTTGATTCNAATAAAAGNGGGNAAAAAACTCCGGCAAAAATTTACCCTGAGGGGTTTTACGAAGAAATCCTGACTTGTTACAATTATGAGACCAGAAACCCGACAATCTATGGAAATGTTATTTGTGGCAAAGTGGAATATCCCAAAGGCAGCAAAAAACGCAGGATTGACTGATAAAGAGATGAAAATTACATTTAATGAATATTGTAGTCTTCATCCAGCAACTTGGAAATCTGAATAAAGTTTCCTTGCGAGTATGGCGGAATCGGTAGACGCACCAGACTTAAAATCTGTTGGGCATAATGCCCGTGGGAGTTCAAGTCTCCCTACTCGCATTGCCCTAAATATTTCTAGGGTAAATTTACACCCATGAAATACCGCATAGAAACAAAATATGCTTGGTACGATCATGAAGGAGATCAATTAGTAATGTTATATTGTATTCAAAATATGCCATTTACCTTTGATGAACTCCCAGAACTTGCTAGAACAAATCCAAGCGTCATACAATTAGCTAATTCTAATCCAAGATGGAATGCAGAGAAGATGTATCAATCTTCAATGTACCTAATGGCAGAAGAGTGTCACCCTATGTGTTTTGAGTTAGAACTAGAAAATCCAGAACTTTTACCTGTAGATTAAAAATGATTATTAATTTGTGGCGTAACGAAAAAATGAATCAATGGCGATGGTCTCTAACTGAAACTGGACTTATGTCTCAACATACTGGAACTCAAGAAGAATTGCGTGATGCCATGAATGATGTTGCTAATACAGTAGAATATATACTTGACAACGAATTAAAAGAAGATTAATATATAGTTTCCGTGTGAAGGGAGACGCTAAAAGGGTAACCCGTTTTGGGTTGCCCTTTTTTCTTATGATAAATAATCCATAACAGAACTATAGTGTAATAAGATGGGTCTTTCCAGATTAGATAATTTTCTGAAATCTACTCGTGGTACTATTCTTTACGTTGACCCGAATAGTTTAGACGCCACGGACAGCATAGAAAATAAGGGCAATTCACTGACTCGTCCCTTTAAAACGATTCAGCGTGCATTGATTGAATCGTCTAGATTTTCATATCAAAGAGGTCTTGATAACGATAGATTTGGTAAGACTACGGTCTTACTATATCCTGGTGATCATGCTGTAGATAATAGACCGGGATATATACCAGATGGTGCAAATAACTATAGATTAAGAAACGGATCGACCACAGATAATCTTTCTCAATTTGATTTATCTTCAAACTTCGACTTAGCGTCATCAGATAACCAACTTCATAAACTCAATAGTGTTCATGGTGGAGTTATTGTTCCTAGAGGAACATCACTTGTAGGTCTTGATCTTCGTAAAACAAAAATTAGACCAAAGTATATTCCAGACCCTGAAAACGCAAATATTGAATCATCTTCTGTTTTTAGAGTAACTGGTGCTTGTTACTTCTGGCAGTTTTCATTCTTTGATGGAGACCCTAACGGACAGGTCTATAAAGACTACAACTCAAACTTATTTGTTCCTAACTTTTCTCATCATAAACTGAGATGTTTTGAATATGCTGATGGACTCAACAATGTAAAAATTAATGATGAGTTTATTACTAATTTTGATGCAGGTCGATCAGACCTTCAAATGTATTATGAAAAAGTAGGTCTTGTATACGGTCAATCCTCTGGTCGTGCTATTGAACCAGACTATCCTTCTTCAGGTCTGGATATTCAACCCAAGATTGATGAATATCGTATTGTCGGATCTACTGGTGAATCTGTTGGTATTAGTAGTATTAGAGCAGGTGATGGAGTAACCGCAGATACGACTATTACGGTAACGACAAGTTCATCAGTTACTGGACTTGATGTTGATACACCATTTAGAATTCAAGATGTAAATTCTGATTATAATGGTGATTTTGTTGTAACTGAAAAAGTAAACTCTACACAAATTGAGTATACGGTTCAAAATGCACCAACAGATGCTCTCCCATCAATATCTGGGTCATCTCTTGCTCTTGTATCAGATACCGTAACGTCTGCATCGCCATATATCTTCAATATTTCACTACGTTCTGTTTATGGAATGTGTGGAATGCTTGCGGATGGTGCTACAGCAACCGGATTTAAATCAATGGTTGTCGCACAATTCACTGGAATTGGTCTACAAAAAGATGAAAAAGCATTCGTTAGATACAATACGGATACCATTCCAACTGGTACATATGATGATTACACTTCTGTAGATAATCTTCCTAGTAATTCAAGAGCACGATATAAGCCAGATTATAAAAACTTTCATATTAAGGTAACAAATAATTCATTCATTCAGGCAGTTTCAATCTTTGCGATTGGATATGCAGAACATTTTGTGACTGACAATGGTGGTGATATTTCACTTACCAACTCTAACTCCAACTTCGGTGCAGTATCACTTGCATCAGAAGGATTTAGAAATGATGCTTTCTCACAAGATGATATTGGATACATCACTCATATCATTCCACCAAAACAAATTCCTTTAACGGAAACTTCTATTGAGTTTGGAGCAATCGATATTGCTAAAACAGATAGAGTTGCTGGTGTTGGTTCGACTGGTAATCTTTATCTCTTCAATCAAAAAAATCAAGACACTCCACCTGAAAATGTCATTGATGGTTTTAGATTTGGTGCAAGAGAGAATGACACTTTAAGAGTTCTCGTATCATCTGCTGGTTCTGTTACAGAGTATTCAGCAAGAATTGTGATGGATGGATCCCAGTTATCATCCCAAAAGAAATACTCTATTAAACAAGGTCCAACCGGAATCAATAGTATTGGATCTTATAGTCAGGGTGGATCTGATCGTCAAATCACTTTAAAATCTACCCATGAACTAATTAATGGCGAGTCAATTAGAGTTATAAGCGAAAACGCTCATCTTCCTGATGGACTTGATCCTAATACTGTATATTTTGCGATCACTGACTCTAATACATCTGGTGGCATCACAACTAATGTCAATATTAAATTAGCAAATACATTAAATGATGCAATTAATGGTAATGCAATCGCTATTAATGAAAAAGGTGGCGTATTAAATGTAATTAGTAGAACATCTGACAAAAATTCTGGAGACATCGGTCACCCAGTTCAATATGATGTTAATAATGATCACTGGTATGTTAATGTAGCAACTGCTGCTACAGAAAATAATATCTTCTCTACAATTGTTGGTCTAGGAATAACTGGTCTTGGTGCTGCATCTGCAAGAACATTTATTAGTAGAAAAAGTGACAATAGAAACGCAGATGATACTCTTTACAGAGCAAGATATGTAATTCCTGCATCTACTGGTGGAACTGTTGCTAGACCACCCACTGAAGGGTTTATTATCCAAGAGTCTAACTCCTCTATTGGTATTAACACCACTGAAATTCAAACTTACTTTGGAAGTGGTTCAATCAGTAACGTAAATCAACAGAGAAACTTTAGATTTATTAGAGATGTTAGGTGGGATGGTAGCCAGGTTCATGTTACTACCGAACTTCCTCACCAGTTACAACAGGACGATCAAGTTGAACTTTTAAACATCACTGGTTCATTGAATACAGCAGGAACTGCTGGAACATCATTTAACCGTGATTATAGTGTTGCTGGTATAACCAGTTCAACCACCTTTAGAGTTGGTCTTTCTACCAATCCTGGCACATTTACTAATGATACATCGATTAGAAATACATCTCTTCCTCACTTTAAGAGAAAGAGACGTAAAGATACGATGTTTATTTACAGAAACTTTGAGCAGCAACAGTATAAAGCAGGTGAACAGGATGGCATCTATTATATTACTTTACTCAACTCTTCTAATAGACCATCTGTAACTCCATTTACTAATGAGAATTTCTCTCAACCAGTTACTTCTCTCTTCCCACAAACAAATAGGGACACACCAGTATCTGACCCACCAGAAACATCTTCATTTGCTATCCCAAGTCTGATTGGTAAAGTTGTAATTGATGAACCACAAAATAGTTCTACTAAGGAGAACATTACCAAGTATGTGCGTGATATTGGCGTTGGTATTGCGATAACAAACCTTGTATCAACTATTGCTGGAACTTCTCACACTGTCACTACAAATATTGATCACGGACTGAATAGAGTCACCACAGTTGGTATTTCAAGTGGTGGTTTTGGATATGGTTCAGGTGCTGCTGGTAGTCTTTATAATGCTAGATTAGTTTCTATTGGTGCATCTGTAACTGGTAAGCACGCTACAGGTAAAATTACCTTTAATGCTAATGGTGAGATAACTGCCGTTAAGATTATGAACGGTGGTGGTGCATATGGTATCGGTAATACTCTCGCAGTTGTGGGTGTTGGAACCACAGCAGGGCATATTCAAGCAGTTGTTAATGTAACTAAAATTTATGATAACGTTGGTGACACTATTAGAATTAGTGGTGTTGCGTCTGCATCTTATGCTGCTTATAATGATGTCTTTAGAATTACTAATGTTGCGGTAGGTGCAGCAAGTTCGTTTACATTCGAGTCTCCATCTGCAATATCGGGATTTACAACCACAGGTATTGGTGGTGCTAACGCAGGTAAATCGTATTTCTACCTTACTGGTGAGGCAGTTGGTGTCACCACAATTAACTATGATAATATTAGTGGAATTGCTACCGTTAAAACTGGAGTCAATCACGGATTTAGTGTTGATCAAAAGATTAGACTTTCTGGTGCAACAAATAGCAAATATGTTGGTGACTTTGTTGTTACTGATAACGTTGGTCTAACAACATTTGCAGTAAGAATTGGTGTGGGAACCATAGTACCAAATTTAAACGGAACACTATTTGCATTTAACGAAGGTGTAACATCAAATGGTGGTAATGTAACAGTTGATAATGAAAACCTTTCTGGTAGAATGGTTGCTCCTTACGCGGGAATTACGACCACATTAAGTGCTGCCATAAATGACGCAACATCTGAGACTGTTTCGATCACCAATCTTAGCAATCTAGACATCAATATTGGTGACTATCTTGAGATAAATCAAGAAATAGTCAGAGTTAAGACAACTGTTTCCCCATCTGATAATTCACTTACCGTCTTTAGAGGTGTTCTTGGAACTAAAAGAAAAACTCACATAGACGATACAATTGTTAGAAAAGTTGAAGTATCTCCCACAGAACTTCGTAGACATTCTATTATCCGTGCCTCTGGACATACCTTTGAATATGTTGGTTTTGGTCCTGGTAACTACTCTACTGCTTTCCCCGATAAGCAAGATAGAGCAATTAGTGCTGCTGAAGAATTATTATCACAGTCTACGAAGAGAGATGGTGGTATTAACTTCTACTCTGGAATGAATGATAAAGGTATCTCTTTTGCCGGTAATAAAAAGTTAAGCACAATTACTGGTGAAGAAGAAATATTTGATACTCCTGTTCAAACTATTACTGGAGAAGATATTAGTAAGGCACCGTCACTTAATATTGTTGGTGCTACAGAAGGACTGTTTAGACGCTCCATTCGCGTTGAAGGTGGTGATGATAACAAGTCAGCATCTGAGTTTAATGGACCACTGATTGTTAACAATAAATTTACGGTCAATGCAGACTCTGAAACTAACAACCTCTTTATTCAAGGTGATGCTACTGTTTCTAGAAAGTATAGTGTTGGAATAGCTACTCCTGTACAAGCAGGAAACCCTGGTGATGTAATTTTCGATTCTGATCCAGATGAGGGTTCTTATGTTGGTTGGGTTTACTCCGTACAGAATGATTGGAAGAGATTTGGTGCAGTAAGTCTTAATAAAAACTCTAACACCATGATGTTTGATGGTGTTGGAATTGGAACTACAACAAATGGTAATAGCACACTTCTTGTTGGATCTGGTAGCACACAATTCTCTGTTGATGGCACTGGTGGAGTTGGTATTGGTTCTACAGCAAATGAATTTGCTCTTCGTGTTGTCGGTGAGTCAATATTCAGTGGATCAATTGTTGCTGCAGCATTTACCGGAGATGGTCGCGGATTAACTAACCTTGAAACTGACACTCTGTTTAAACAAGTTGGACAGGGAATTGGCACCGGTATCTATCCACTAGACCTTGTAAATGTTGGTTTCGGCACCACAGTTCCAAGACATTATCTTGAAGTTGGATACGTAGGCATGGGATCTACTTCCATGTTAGTCAACGGTGAAGCAAAATTCGTTGGATTTGTCACTTCTAAAGATGTATTCATCAGCGGTGGAACGACTGCTCTTGGTCAATATCATTTAGAAAACTTAACTTCTGGTGTTGTTCGAGCAACTTCTATTGGTATTGGATCAACATTTGTCTTACAATCGTTCCAAGTTGGTTCTTCAAATACTCTTGGAATATCTGATAATGGGCAGATATTCACTGTATCTGGTATTGGATCAGTCGGTGTAGGAACTACAAACGCTAGATCTAATTTAGATGTCATAGGACACACTAGATTAGAAACTTTATCTAGAAATGTAGACATTGTATCTCCAAGTTCTAATGTTGTTACAGTCGATCTTTCTTCCGCACAAAACTTTATTTGTACGGCAAGTGCTGATGTCAATCATTTCGTCTTAAATAATGCACCTCTTGGATCATCTGAGTTTACCTTAAGAATCGATCAAGATTCTACTGGAAATCACTATGCAGTTGTCGATCACTTCCAGACTGGAGCGGGAACCTCAATCCCAGTGTATTGGCCAGGTGGGGGAGTCTTACCAGGTGTAACAACTACAGCAAACAGATCAGACATCTTCGCATATCGAACATTCGATGGTGAAAATATATCTACCGCAGGACTTTATGCAGTCGTCGTCGGTCAAAACTTCTCTAATTGAGGTGAGTTGAATGTTTAACAAGCAAACGACTCTTGATTTAGGTGGACCCAAACTAGGGTTCACCACGGATCCTCAAAATTTATCAGTCAACACCGGAACGGGAGCAACTTTCTTTGCTATTGGAACAGCAACTTATGATGTAAATATTCCAGCACAATTTGCTACAAATACTGGAATTATTACATTTAGATGGTATGTTGATGATGCTCAAGTTTTTGATAATAATGTTTTTACAGGCACAGGGACTACAACTTTACAGATTGCTAATAACACTGTTGGAAAAACTGTTTTTTGTGAGGCAGATTATATTCCCAGTGCATATGGTCTACCTGGTGTTGCTGTAACTGTAGGTAGTGCTAGATCAACTGGTAATGCAATTAATGAACCTGTAAGATCTGCATCTGCTGTTTTAACAGTCACACCAGAAGTATCTATTGTAACTCAACCAGAGAGTGTAATTTTTGCGGTAGGAACAGCAGTTACTATTGGTGTTAATGCGAGTTTAAGTAACGACTCAGTAGAAGGATTTGGTTACCAGTGGTCGATTGGAGATACTGAATTAACTGATAGCACTGCCGATTTTGGAGATGCTAATCTTACTGTGTCAGGTTCAAATCAAAATATATTAACTATTACTGCTAATTCAATTGAAGCAACTACTAATTTGACAACTAAAGTTGTAGTTTCTAATCCAAATGCGTTTAATACACCCATCACATCTAATACTAAGAATTTAACAGTTATACCTGAAAGACCAATTATTAAAATTGAACAAATAACCAACTCAGGAACTGCAACATTATCTGAGCATAATCTTAATCCTAATGTAGATGGAGATATAACTTTTACTGACTCAACTTATCCAGCAAATCAAATATGCATTTATTCATCTGAGCAAAATTTATCACTTGAAATGGAACTTTTTGGAGCAAAAGGTTCTTCTTTTAATGAAGGAACTAATCAAAATAGTCAGTTTCCAGGTGGTAATACTGCAGCAGGAGAGGGTGGATATTCAAAAATACAATTTACCATGGACAAAAATGTTGAATATATCATTACAGGACTTTATGACCCTGTAAAGACACCTTTCCTTTATAGAAAATCAAATTTGATTGCATGTGTAGGAGGAGGTGGTGATGGTGGTCAACTTGGAGATGGCGGTGATGGTGGTGGTGTAAACATTGAAGGAGAAAATGGTTCAGGAGTTGATGCTGGTAATGGTGGAGTTGGTATCGATGCAGGAAATTTGACAGACAGTGGTATTTTTGGAACTCAATTTGAGTTTGGTGAAGGACAACCATTATATGCCGAGGATTCAAGATTCTCTTCAGGTGATACTGCTGGTGGTAGAAGTGTCAAATGTTCAAAAGGTATTTACTATAGGAATGAGGGATTTACATCATGTCAGGATGTTGGAACAGTAAAATTTAAGTTGTCTGATGGCACCGAGGTGTCAAACACTGGTGAGATTGAAAGAGGATTTAAAGCAGGATATAATATAATGGAGACTGGTGGAGACCATTCTACAGGTGATGGTGGTGATGGAGGTAGTGGTGCTACTGGAGGAGCTGCTGGAGGGTCTGGAGGCGGTGGTGGTGGTTCAGGATATCATGATGGTTCAGTCACTGTTGTTTCAACTCAACAAGGTGGTAGCACGGATGTAGCAAAAATTATAGTTAGACTTGTTGTTTGACTAAATAATAAAAATAGTTTAACGGGGGAGAGTGATCCCGAATGGCAGTAAATAAGAATTTTGTTGTCAAAAATGGTCTAGAAGTCAACACTAAACTTATTCGGGCAGATGCCACGAATAATAAGGTTGGCATCGGCACCTCCACCCCCGCGTATGAACTCCACGTACAAGGAGGGATTGGTGCTACGGATGTTCATGTCTCAGGCATGGCCACCATCCTCAATGAACTGAATGTTGGTCTTGGTGGAACTGTATTAACAGTTTTGGGAACCGGTAATCATTTTGTTGGTATTAATACCGTAAATCCGCAGTTTAGATTAGATGTCCGTTCTCCAGTCTCTACTGGACAAACGGCATTATATGTTTATGGTGACATGCGTGTCACAGGTGATATTGAACTTGATGATATTAATCTTGATGATGCAACCATTCAAAATCTAACTGTTACTGAAGCACTTAATGTTTCAAACAGTGGTCTTTCTACTTTTAGTGGTAGAGTAGACTTTAATGATAGTGTTGATATTGAGGATAACTTGATTGTTGCAGGTATTGCAACTGTCACTAAAGATCTTACAGTATCAAGTAATACGATTGTCGCGGGTTTTGCAACCGTTACCAAAGATATTACGGTATCAGGTAATGCAATTGTTGCAGGACTGACGACATTAACTGGAGCAGCAACATTATCAAACAATACCACAGTTGGTGGTACATTAAGTGTAACTCAAGCAACAACATTATCAAACACATTAGGTGTCACTGGTGCTTCTACACTTTCTAATAACTTAATTGTTGCTGGTTTATCAACATTCTCTGGTATTTCTACTTTTAGTAGTCGTGTTGGTATTACCACTGATTTTGTTGTAGATGGTAATACCACATTAACTGGTTTAACCACTGTTACTGGTAGTCTTACTGCCGCTAGTGATGTTAACGTATCCGGTGTTGTCACTGCTACTACATTTTTAGGTAATATCACAGGTATTGCTGCTACATTCTCTGGAAATGTTACAATTGGTGGAACACTTACTTATGAGGATGTAACCAACATTGACTCTGTTGGTATGATTACTGCTAGAGAGGGCATTCAAGTTCTCGCTGGTGGTATTAATGCTGTTGGAGTTGTAACTGCTACATCATTTGTTGGTGGGGGTCAAATTGGTGTTCGATCTGAAGGCACTTTTATTGGCACTGGCGTAACAATGGTTGATTTCAAATCATCAAGCGCAAATAACACTGTTGATTTTGATGCCACTGCAGGTATCGCGACAGTCACCGTAACAAGCGGTGTTTCTCTTGGACTCGCAATCGCTCTTGGCGGTTAATTAATAAATACACTTAACACATTAAGAAAAATGGCAGAAGCATTTTCAAATTCATTAACAAGAGCGGCGGGTATTGTTACTACAGCCACTGGCGGTTTAATCGGTATTTCCACTAATTTAATTACTGGCATTTCAACCACTGGTATTGGTGTCAGTGATTTGGTTGTAAATGCTAATTATATTGCTGGATCTAAAGTGACGATTATTGGTGTAAGTTCTGTCACCGTTGATAGGGATTCGACTAATACATCATCTACCACCAATCAATCGCTCAAGTTCCTTGGTCCAACAACATCATTTACATCTGCTGCAGCAACAAAAACAATTTTGATTGGTGGAACTTTTGCAAATAATACAGATAATTCTGTCAACTTAACCGTTGAGATAAGAGACTCAAGTGCTGGCGCATCTGCTGCGGTAGCAAGTAAGATACCTGTTCCCGCAGGAAGTTCTTTTGTTATTACTGATGTTGGTAAGACTCTTCTTGAGGGAACAGATGAGATAAGGGTATATTGTGATTCAAATAATGCAATCGACGTAAATCTCAGCCTTCTTACAGGAGTTAACTGATGGCAGATAAAACAGGATATATCGGCAGAAATCCAGGAGATTCTGCGGTTACAGTTGCTAGACAATTTTTTACTGCATCTGGTGTAACAACAGCATTTACTTTTGCATCTGGATATCTAACTGGATATCTTGATATCTATGTTGATGGTGTGAAGAAAAGAGTTGCTGATGAATTTACAGCAACTGATGGATCAACATTCGATGTGCTTCAGGGTGGAGTTGGTGCAGGAAGCACTGTAGAAGCTGTNGCATATAAAGCATTTAATGCCACTACTGTCTCTGGAGATATTACTGGTAATTTTGATGTATCTGGTAATACCACATTAGGGGGATCCCTTGATATTGTTGGTGGCACAACATTAACTAACTTAGTTGTTACTGGAATTTCAACTCTTGGAACAGGAACCACTGTTGGATTTGCCAATACTGCGTTTAATCTTGGCGGCACACCTAACATTAGTGTAGATTTACTTTCTGCTGTAGATATTAATGTCAGTGGTGCTGCAACAATTGGTGGTGTTTTAACATACGAAGATGTAACTAATATAGATTCAGTTGGTATTGTAACTGCCAGAAGTGGTGTAAATATCACAGCAAATGGTTTAGTTGTAAATGCCGGTGTAAGCACTTTGGCAGCAGATTTGTCAATTGC